CCCACTAATACCCATAGTAAAAGGAGTAGTACCACCATCAACATATATAGCAAATATATTACCAACCAATTTAGCTGAGTCTATGGGATCACCGTTGGTACCCAAGATAACCCCACTGTGGTGAGTTAACTGGGCATTAACACTGAATGCCATAAGTAAGGGGATTAATAATGATAAGAGCTTTTTCATGATTAATATTTTTTGGTACCAGTCGGTGTCTCGTCCCTTTTCAGAATTATGTAGAAGTGTAAATGTTCATCCCCAGCTTGGGATACAGGAGTCTCTCCAGCAGATCTATACTTCAAACCCAAGTGTACAAAGTAATCCATACCAGGATCGAAATCAAAGAATCCATCAGAGTTTAAATACCCAGCATCCTCAAGTTGTTTTTTGTTAAGCATCATTGTGACACTCTCCTGATCCAATTCTCCTGAGGGTGTACCATCAGTCATAGGCCAAGTCCGGAATACATTGTATGACATTAAACAACTAATAGATATCGGAGTATATGTTATCTCAGCCTTGTCATCCTCTTTCCATCTATCAATACCTTCAGTAAGCCTATACCAAGTTACAGTTGATTGATTAAAGCTTTCTGCAGCATTATTCACTACATCTTTGAAAGCTTGCCACTGAGTAGGAGTGAGCATTATATATTATTTATTACAGGCTCAGTTACTAAATCAACGCTTTCATTACCACTACTATCCTGAACAGGATTGGATCCTTGTGTATAGCTTACAGTTAATACATCTGTATTTAAAAGATTACCACTCATGGTTAATATTATATTGTGGTTATCCAAGGTAAGTGTACTAATTGTTTCACTCGTACCAGCAACTGCAAAATCCGCTTTATCAGCTTCCGAACCAGGCCATACAGTTTTATTAAAGGCTACGATAACTTTATCAGCCGCTACATTCCCGACCTCTGCATATAAAAATACCGGAGCTTTTCCTGTAATTATTTGGAAATTTGAAATAGGTGTCATTATAAATCAGGTAAAGGTGTTCCACCCCAAGCAGCATTCTGATGATACTGGGGTTTAATAGGAACCATGAAACTTGGACACATTGGTAACTTAACTCTAAGGTGATCAGCCAACCCACATACAGAACTTCTTAAAACATCGAAGGCACTCATACTACCAGGTGATGCAGAGAAGGCATTCTTTACAGATGTAGAAGTATCATAGTACTCTACTTTAGTAGGACCAGTCTCTACACTCTTTACTCCACCCCCACCTATCTCAGTGACGTCTGTATAATCGCCCCCAAGAAACTGTATGAAAGACCCTCTAGTAGCTAACTCCAATGCATCGTATACTACTAACTTTGCAAATAAAGCATTCACTAGATCTGGCCATGAAGATTCGATATGTAAGTTTACATCACTTATATTAAAGGCACTTTGAAGTATTTTTCTCCAATATGTAATTCTCTGGTTACGGTAATCCATAGAGATCGTAAGATTAGCTGGTAACTCAGAATTAAGGTAAGCCTCAATGGATTGTGAAAATGGTGTGTAAGGTACTACCATTATATTACCCTTAACTAAAGGTAAGATAGTACCACCACCTCCTACATTTTCCTCTAAGATATATTCAGAAGTACCTATGGTAGCAGAATGAGTAGTAGTGAAAGGGATAGTGATCTTGCCGTTAGGTACATCAATAGTACAAACGATATTAGTAGGACTACCCGGATCTAAATATAACTTACATGCAGCTGTACTGGCAGTCATATCATAAATAGACCCATCAGCATTTGTAAACTTAAATACCTTGTTTGCAGCTTTGTTTTCTATAAGCTGAAAATCGATCTCCTGAATAGTCATAATGGTAATTTATAATAGGTATACTAGTGTTGTTATAATAAATTATTCTGTATGTAATAGTTCAGTCATCCAGCTACAAGCAATCATTGTAGCATCAAAATCATTAGCACTATTCATAATTCTAAAAGATAAATCATCCCCTGCTACCAATCCCGGAAGATCGAATGGTAAACTGAGATTCCCTATGTCTGTTGAAGTGGTCGTGCGAACCATGACAGGGCTAGTAATAACGCCATTCTTAAATATTGCAAAGTTGTAAACATCTGCATTAGTAGTTCCAGAAAAGCTAATTGTAACAATTCCTTTATAATGACCGGGAGTTGAAACAGTAATAGAATCCCCTGCGCTTGTAATATCTGTTACATTAACAGTGCTAAAGAGATCGTAAGTTGCATTAGTAATATAAACCCATTCATCATCAGACATTGTAAGGGTTTCACCTTCGCCATCAAAGGACAAGAATGCATAAGGTGGTTCATTCTTTATCAACCCAGTTACTTCCAGATCCCCGTTCAGATAGTTATCACCATATTCAGAGTAGAGGAAATAAGTACGTTCTGAACCATTTACTGGATAAGAGCCGTTATGAAAAATCCCATAATAAGCTATGATGCTGTCTGGATCAATGCCGGCATCCCTCGCATAAATACTAAACATAGTCACTGAATCTACCGAAACATAATCATCTAACGATACATATACCCCAAGAGGAGATAGATCTTCAGTAGTCACGATACCGGTTGGGTCTGGTGTAAACGTTGTTACCCCTATATTATAACCTACAACACTTGGAATATCGATAGTATCATTTGCATCCGGCCCTAGAATAATATAATCACTATGATTCTCGATCCATGAAGTACTTGTAAAATCTTTTGCATATAAATGTGCTACCGATCTTTTAAAATGCCTTGATGAAGTCCCAAATAAATAAGTATCAGCTCTATCAAATTGAAGATACTTATCTAGACCGTCCAAGGTTACAGTATCTTCTCTATAATCAAAAAAGTTGTTCTTAGAATAAGAATTGTTCTGAAAAAGACTACTTGTAATACTGCTGTTTACCCTAGCCTGGCCGTCAGCTCCATAGTCTGCGCTATAGTAATCATCCATAGAAAATGTACCACCTAGTACATTCTTCGGAGTATATTGATTACGAGAAGAATCTCTAAAGATAGTACCGGTAACTTCAAGATCTCCATTCAGATAGTTATCTCCGTATTCGGAGTAGAGGAAATAAGTACCATCCACGCCTTCTAATTTAGAATTATCCTCATTCCATATGATTCTAACCAACCCTACACTATCCGCCGGAATACCATTCTCGTCCAATCTTATACGAATACCGTTTACTACATCCACCGACATTTTCGAATCGTAACTACCAAATAAATACAATAAATTCTGCTCGCCAACATCAATCAAATTATCACCGCCTGAAGCAAATGTCTGTCCTCCAACATAAAATGGAGTCCATGTATCTATTTTTATAGTATCAAAAGCAGCAGTTTCTAATCTATGATTAAAATTCAACCCATTCACTCCCTTGGCATCTAAATTACTGTGAGAATATGCCCTATAATCCATATTAAAAGTGCTACCTGTTAAAACCACATCCGAATCAACCCTGAGACCCTTCCAATCATTATGAAAACTCACTGCTGATGGATCACTCTCAGAAGACAAATTAATTGTGTCTCTATTGAGATTCATAATATTATGTCCCGATGCAGGCAATATTACATCAGTTGTAGAACTTGCATTATTAAATGCATTCACACCTATGCCAGGATAATCATCCATATCAATAGTACCACCCAATACATTCTTTGGAACATATTGATTCCTTGCTGAGTCCCTGAATATAGTACCAGTAACTTCTAGATCACCATTTAGATAGTTATCGCCATACTCTGAATAGAGGAAATAAGTCTTCTCAGAGCCGTATAAAGGTTGCTCATTCCAATTCTCATGGAATATAGCGTAATACTTACGAATGCTATCACTTGGGATTCCTGCATTACGTGCAGCAATATTAATACTAATAACAGAATCAATACTAACATGATCATCCCAAGTGGAAAATACATTTATTACCCTCGCCTCATCCAATTTTATGCGATCATCTGCATTGGGTGTGCTTGTTTGTATTCTTGTAGAAAAAGCATACATTCCCGCAGCATTTATAGTATCTCCCGCTTTTGGGTTCAATAACATAGTAGCATCCCACTGATATACAGCTTTCCCTGTATAATCATGTATATACAAAGGAGTTCCCTTATGATAGTAAAGACCAGCTGGTCCAGTTTGGACCCCTGATAAATGCGTTGCAGTATATTCATTTCTAAACAAAAACGATGTATTGATATTCAGTGTATCATCTTGATAGTAAATTACGTCTGGTTTTGACCCTACAGTATTACCATTTATAACAGTACTAGAATTTTTATAATCATATACTCCTCCACCCCCGCCTGAAAAATAGGTAGATTCATAATAATCATCCATGTCAATAGTTCCACCTAACTGATTCTGAGGTACATATTGATTTCGAAGAGAGTCTTTGAATATAAGAGCTGATTCCATGGTATCTGTTATAGAAGACTGTAAATCCTCCACGGTTACTTTCCAAGTATTAACAGCATCCTCATAAACTACTATACCGGTATCATGTAATGCCCCGGTATGTTCTGGGAGACCATCAAGATAAGTTTCTTGCGCCTTTATTCCGATAAAGGCCAATACTAAAATGATTAAAAAAGTTAATTTTTTCATGTCTTAGGAAGTAATCTCTTACCGTCTTTAGTTATTAAAAATTGACCATCTTTCGTAACCAACCCCTTGCTTTCTTCTGGACAAGGTCTTTCGAAAACCTCAACCTCAATCTCTGTATCTAATAACTCTACCTCTGTAACTCCAGGTTCAGTTACTATAACAGAATCAACTGCTTCTAACTCTACTGCCATAACTTCAAGCTCAGCTACCTCTACTGTATGAGGATCTTCTAATACTACATCAAATGCCACTTCAGCAACCCCCAAAGACAAACTAAGGAAATGCTCCATGGCAGTTCCTGTGAGCAATGTTGATAAATCAACTAATCTTTCTCCTGTTGTCATGGTAATTCTTTATCCCATACCCTATCAGCAATATCTAATTTATCTTGTTCAGTTATACCAGAACCCGAAACAACTATTTGAAGCCCTGCTGAGTTACTTGGAACGACAGACACCCCTGTTGGTATCAGCACATCAATAATATCATTATTAGAACCAAGCAAATCCACTCTGGTTGCTACTCCCGTAAACTCTATAATATAGTCATTTAGTAAATCATCGAAAGGAGCATAGTTCACACCAGCAAAGTCAAATCGGGTATTGGTATGGTCAAGAATAGTGGGAGCCCATAAACCTTCTGTGAACTCCCACTCCAATCTCCTGCACTCCGCTAAAAAGTCAGCCATATCTAATGAGTACCTTGTTCCGCTAACGAATGTCAGGTCAGCGGTAGGTACGGATATAACCTTAGCTATCCAATCAACCGTATATGACATCCCCCCCTGTTTTAGGTTTCGGCTTCCATTGTTCCTGAGAAGTTAAATCCTCCTGAACCAACGGTCCCTGATATGGGTATAATTTTATCTACTCCTGATGAATCCCCATGACGAATCCAACCCCGAACTGGGATAGGCGTATCATCATAAATCAATGAGTTAGAAACTGTTTTTGTGGTTCCCCCACCTGTCATCGAATCATAAAAGATTGCGTGCATCGCAGGATCACTTGCTGTAATCGCATCATCGGCAATAACTCCTACCAACTCGAATTGACTACCAGCCCAGGAATCATACTCGTAGAACTTATAACTGGACGTTCCTGATTTAAGAACTCCTATCCATCCTGCCTGTGGAGTATCATCGGCAATCGCTTCATTCATCTCAATTTGAGGCTGACCGATGGCCTCTCCTACGCAAGTATAAACAGTCATATCGGGAGCCTCTGACCCACCATCTTTGGGTGCAAGGAATACGTGAAGATCATCCCCTGAATCCAGTGCTTCAATCGTACCGGATATTTGAACAGTATTAGGTGGAGAAACTGGTTCATTATCCAAAGAGGTGAAGGAGTCAACCTGACCAACTTCGGCAGGGGCGAATCCAATACCAAATGCACCAATCCACGCACCAGTAAACTGAGCCAAGTGTTCAGGGCGGTGTGCTAATTTAGCAGGAGTACCCGACACTGTACCATTTGCAGTGCTGGCTCCTGTTATCTCTATTGCATCAGCAGGGAATACCCCTGTATCAAGGTGTAATATCAAACGAACAGTTGCGGTTGCATCCAGAACATCTGCACCCATCAAGTGGCCTGTTCCGGCAGTTTCAGCTGCTCCCCATGTCAAGGTTTCGTTCTGCCCCCAAGTTCCAGTTCCCTGTGTACCTATAACACAATCATATATCCTACCCGTCCACAGGTCACTATCAACACCGTAAAGAGTTTCAGCCTCAGAGTGTGTTAATAGCAGCTTAACAAACTCATAAAGAGATTTCTTTGTTCCTTCCGGAGAGTAGGACCACTCGCCCAGAAAAGCCTTGTCACCTGCACCATCAATATCAAGTAGGTTATACCCCTCTGACTTTGAGATTGAATATAACCTGACATCTCCGATATCAGTAGTATTCTGAGGGTCGGCATCCGTTGAAATAGATGCTACTGATTCTCCCAACTGTAATGTGGTTTCCCAGAGAGCAAATGTTTCACCCCAATCATTTGCTTTTACGACAATTCGTAAGCCATCAGTATCTGTGCCTGTATCACGGCCTTTAATCATCATTCTGGACTGAGTGTTAGGATCGGCATTATTGATACCAGTTCCCCAATGTGAGGTTACGACAGCACCATCCTGAATGACCTGTAGATTAACAGGTGTTGTACTTGCACCAAGTACAATCAACCCATAATAAATATCATCACCATCATTCTGACTGACCGAGCCTCCAAAGTGATACTCCATAACCTCATCGGTAACGGTATAGTTAACCGAATAGTCAGCCGTATGATCATTCAGGGTTACAATCTTACCCAAGGCTTCCTCCTTTGAGGGATTGGGAAATGACAAGTTGACCTCATCGTCACCTGAAATAATGAAATCCCAGGCGATTTTCTGCAAAGCTCTATTAATCCATTTTACGTGATACGTATGTGATCCGGTTACATAAGTTATAGCACCGGAAGCCACAACCTTGAATTGCGACAACCATGCGGCTATTGCTGTTGCACTATCAGCATCTGTGTCATAAACTGCCATGTTTTCTAATTTTTAAAGTTTAGTTAATTTTATTTCAGCATCGAATCCGGTGCTTTTTATTGTTCCTGAAAAATCTTTTGGAGTATAATCATCTCCTGCAATGTCCATCTGCCTGATCCAACCCTCTATGCCTACCTCACCAGCATAGGTATGCGACTGTGTTGCTATGCCTGAAGCGTTGGTTTCTATCTGATACAATTCCGCTTTCGTCGCGGCATTGACAATATTTATCCTTGCGTCCTCTATATCTGCATCTGACTCCTCATCAATAACATGAAAGGTGAGGGTTACTGAAGCCTCAAAATCAACGGTATCTCCTCCTGGGTTATACGAGTTGCCGTTTGACGTTCCTGATAACGGTATAGTAACCAACCCTCCAGAGGTGTTATTCACATCATAATCTCCGGCTTCATCATCGTGGAGTATATTGAGAAAAGCAGGAGTAGCATCACTGCTCGAATCATATTCAATATCGTTATCACAAATCGCAAACGTCAGGGTATGAATAGCTGTAGAATCGGTAGGCCATAGAACTGCACCATCGGTAGCTACTGAGTTTTTAAATGAGTTGGTATTGAATGTAGACAGACCAGGATCAACCTGTAAGCAGTCATTAAAAACACCACCTGTTATTGACTGTCCTGATTTGAAGAAGCTCAATCCTGCATGGTCGAGTTTAGTTCCTGCCATCGACAAGGCTCCAAGATTAGTAGCATCCATATCAAATGCAAACCTATTTGAGGCTGACTTAATAACAGTTCCATCGATTATAATTTCTGTATCTCCGGTGCCGTTACCATCACCAACTATTTTGTATAACGTGGCAGATTCGTTAGCTGAATAGAATACCACCAGAGCATCTGACCCATCAAAGTAGCAATCATCCGTTCCAACCGTGTCTCCAAGAATAATCTCCGCATTAACAAAGAACACTCCTCTATCCAATGTAACAACTCCATATCCAGCTGCAAGATCAGCTGCTGCTAAAGTATCCCAGGTAATAGGGTCAACATCAGTTCCACCTTTTACTTCATAGCCTGTACCAAACACACAGTAATCCCACCACGTATTTGTAATATTCCTTGCTGCTGTTGCGTGAACTAATTCCCAACCAAACTCTTCAATGACTGCGAGATTTGCACTACCGTCAACATCCGGGTTTGCGAGATCAGCCTGAAGTAACTCCCAAGAACCACTATGTTGATTACTGCCACTTACATAATAATAATTGTAATTATTTGAAGTATCTTTTACATAAAGCTGAATACCGCCGTTAGTCTTGGTTTCAAGGTTTGAAACAAAAGTGTGGATCATCCACATCCTGATATGCGTATCAGTTGCACTCATATTCCATGAACTTGAAGGATGGGTGTATCCTGCCGTTCCACCATCCCTGACAGCTATGGATAGAGAAGCCCCATTCTGTTTAAAAATAACAGTATCGAGTGCCCCGTCACCACCATCCCAATCATCAGCATCACAAGCACTGATTATGTTTAGGTTTAAATTGAATGTAGGTGTTGCCATTATTTTAGAATCTCATTTATTAATTCTGTTTTCTCTCTGCTTAATTCAAAGTTCTCGATATAGTAATCCAATATCTTTATGTGCTGTCTGATGTGCTTTGTAAAACATTTACCTTCTTCTGTAAAGAACCACCGCCATCGTTCACCTACCTTCATTTCAGATCCTCGTCCTCGGTATTCTAGGCCATCAAAAGAACTGTGTTGTTTACTGGGCATCCAATCGATATCTTCTTCAGAATAATGAGCACCGGCCATAGAACATATTGACTTCCGATAGATACGAGATTTTACAAACAAGTCATAGGATAAAAGACTCTTATGTTCTATTATATTTGTATCCCCTAATCCCTCCCTAGTAATATTATACCAAGCATAAAGAGATTGAATTAATCTTTCGTAAACATAATCAGGTTCCTTTCTAAGAAGGTACTTAAACCAAGAAGCTGCAAAGTTAAGGTAATCACGAGTCTGAAGAAAAACTATACCATTATCTGGTTTTCCATCTTTTAATACGTGTTCATGTTTGGTTTGTACCCAATTCTTAAGGTTTGTATTCTCGAATAAATAAAATGGGATCTTAGGTTCATAGCCATTTACCCAGGTATTAAACATTCTCCCCACCCAAACGTGGCCAGCTCTAGAAGGGGAAATTAATGCAATATATTCCACTAGTTTATAAAATTATAGAATATATAATAAGACTGTAAATACTGCACTAGAATGCTCGTATTAATACGAGAGATATACCTATTGATACTTCATCTATAGAATCAAAAAAAGGGCATACTTGTGGAAAGTATACCCCTCTGGGATCTAAGGATGACTAGATCTAAGTTGTTTCTTAAACAGCGTTTTGAGCAACTGCTCCCAGGATGATGTTAGTACCATCGAATACTCCCACGTACAGGTCGATGTCATCAGTGGAACTCGATACAGTGATAGCAGTTAAGATACCAGTACCAAAAGCCACTGTACGTGCACCACTACCATCCTGAATAAGTTTGAGATAAACCTGTTCCCCCACAGCCAACCCAGTAACTATGGCATCCAATGCGGTGATGTTTTGAGAACCAAGGGTTAATTGGTGGAATTTGTATTCAGAAAAATTCAGAGTAACTGTAGTTTCATCAACTAAATCAGTAACCTTCATTTTAGCTCCAATGAGATCCTCTTTCATAGCCTCATTAACACTAGGTTGAAAAACGTTCTCCAAAATATTGATAAGTGTCCTTCGGCTCATAATATGGGTTTTTATATGTTCGTGGAAAAAAAGGGGGTTGGTTGCTAAAGCATCCGCCCCCCTAATTATTACTAACTAAAATTCTATCCTTACTGTGCAGCTTCCTGTTCTTTTAAGAAAGTCCTTTTATTCCCGATATCCATCTCTTCGAAATCATCCACCTCAGCTTCGCTTAGGTCATAATTTGCCTTATAATATTTAGCAAGGGCTTTGGAATTCATATTATCGAAAGGAGATTCATCTGAAGGAGCTTCCTTGGATTCTTTGAGTTTAGCATTCTCTGCTTCAAGTTTCTTAACCTTAGCTTCGAGCATACTATTTTTGGATGCAGTCGTGGCCTGTATATCTTTACGAGTACTACCTTCGAATTCTCTCCAGTCATTAAACTCTTCCTCTGAGGCCAATACCAAATGACTTCCTAAAAGAGCCTTGGAAACTCTTGGGTATTTGGTCTCTCGGTTAGTTACCTGAATGACCATTTTCCCCGATACAGATATCCCACTACCAGGATCATAAAACCCTGCAGATTTTTCTCCCAGTTTTAAAAACTTAATTTTAGCCATAATATGAATTTTTTATAAATAGTCTAAACCTCGATATTAACGAAATTTAAACTAGAGCCCAGATATGGTATATTAAGTTTCAATGACTACGTTCTGGTGAGCATCTACATCCATTGCGGCTGGTAATGGAGCAGCACCGATAGTCTGAGAGCGGTCCACAATAAGAGCGGCATCGGTAAAGAGCTTGGCAAAACCGGTTTGCAGAGTAACATAGAAGGCCTCAGTTTGGTTGGATACAACCCTTTCAGATTCAACCCTCAATGGCCAACCGTTAAACTTAATAACTGCTCCACCAGGATCAAGAATAATAGCCTGGTCGGCTGGTACATTCCCGTGTACGTAGAAATCAGTTCTTTGCGGTACAGGTGATTTGAATACCAGGGTTTCTCTCGGTGTCCCCATTACAGGGGTTTTGAATTCTGAGAGATCCAAGGTATCAATGGCAATGGCTTCTCCACCGATAAGGGTAGAAGGAACTCTACCTAGACGTCCCATCCTAACCCAGATTACCAGGAGGTCTTTGTATGTAAGAGAAGTACCATTTAAAGTACCTACAACGGGAGCAGCTTCCGAACCATCGGATTGTTCTCCATTAATCAAACACTCAATAGCCAATACATCAGTGGCATGTCCCAGTTTGACTCCGAAGTCCCGCATGAAAATGGATACCAGGTTCAGGGATGCATAATAAACTACCTCATCGGTTAATTTAATACCCCGACCGATTTTGTAGATGGAGAATTCTTTCGAACCATAGGACACGGTTCCCAGAGGAATGGTTTCCCCTTCACCCACTCTCCTGGGTGCAGCATCAGACATATTAATATGCGGAATGATCTGACGCAATCCTCTCATCTGCTCTTCACCGGCAATGATGTTAGGATAGATAGGCGCAGCTCTGTACCCCAATAAGAGGGCACTGCGGAATACTTCAGGTATGATCCACCGGACATCCATATCAGGAACCGTAATCAAATTCTGAATGGTATCATTCGCCATATCAATACCGAGATCAGCCAAGTAAGCCTCCAAAGAAACCTGGTGCTTATCCATGATAATATCCGCAAAAGAAACATCCTTGGGATTCTTTTCATGAGCACGAATAGATTCTGCGAGTTTAACCGCTTCCTTGATATGACCTACGAATTGGCTTTTTTCGAATTTCTTTAAATCCATGATGTATTGAGTTTATCGATTTTATTTATATAATAATAGGTACTGGTCTAGCGGTTAGGGAGTAATTGCCACCCTAATTAAATCTCCATCATCCCCACCATCGAGAGCCCAGCCTACCATATTGGCTGCAGTTACTGAAGCATCATCCACCTCCTGGTATCCTGTAGTGGCATTGAATACAGTGGAGTGAATTTTTACTGGACCTGCAAGCAAACCATTAGTTCCACACTCCATCCAGACAATGGCATAAGCCTTCATCATCACAGTTACCAATTCTCCACCTGTCCCGTCATGCATAGAAATTCCCATACTCCCAAACCGGTAATCCCCATTAATTACGGGTTCTACTGTGCCATCACCCTGAAGCTGTACCATCTGACCGGCTTTTACATCATTGGTATCAGTCGCAGCAACAGTCCCAGCTTGAGCAGTACCATTAGTAACTGCCCAGGATGCCAAAACAAGAGCCCCATTCACATCTGCTGCATATATTGTAAGCTGCCTGTTATCACTCGCATCGGTTAATGCTACAGCCCCCACATCAGGATTTGAAAGAACCTCTGCTGCCAACAGATCCATAGTATTATCATGACTTGATGCATAAGTCACCGTAGTAATACCAACACCATTGATATTACCGTCAATTGTATTGGCTGCAATCAAATCGGCATCAAAGGTAATGGTAGCCTTCAATGGGCCTACTTCTCGTTCTTCAAAAAGTTTATGGGCTTCTAACTTATGGAAAAGCGACTTTGTTTCGGTTCCTACTAAGAATGGCATAACTTGAATTTTTTAGTTATAGAATATTTTTGCTTATAGAACTACAGGTATTGTTGTTCTATTCTTGGGATTTAATGTAAGGGGATAATTTAGATTCATGTACACCAGTGTGCTTATCCATGATCTCCTCATTGGAAAGAGGCTTCTTTTCATCCTCACCTTCAGCACCGGGTTGGGCAGAAGCTCTTGTAACATTCTCTGAACCACAATCATCACAGGTCATCTTGAAAGCCTCACCAGCAGCTTCCTCATACTGCTTATGTAATGCTTTCAAAGTTTTGTAATCTGAACCTGCGATAACAGCCAAGATGGCAGCATCCGGTTTCCCTTCTTCAGCTGTGAGCTTATAAAGTCGTTCTGTCTCAGCACGAAGTTCAGAAACTACAACCTTCCCGGTCTCAGCCAGCTCAATCTTCTCACTCACATCCTCAGGAACTGCAGCCAATTTCTCACGAAGGGAGGTAATCTCTCCCTCGATAGCTTCAACGCCTTCGAGTTCAAGGATTACAACAGGCTCGGGTTCTTCAGTAGCTTCTGACAAAGCAGTAGCATGACCGGTCTCAATATCTTTAAGCTTTTCCTGGTAATTCTCTTCTGTCAGAGAATCAACTTCAAGGTTGTGCAATGTTTCGAGGAATCTTAAAAACGCTTCCATGTTTTCTGTATTTTGATTAGGTATGTTTGTTCCTGTAGATGTAATTGTAATAACTCCGCTTTCTGGATCGTAGTCTTTAAATTGCTTAAAATCTACATATATATAATTATTACTTATACTATCTTTATCTATGGTCTGGTCAGCCAGATTATACCTTGATCCGGCATAAATTGGTTTAACAATCTTTCCATTAGCATCAACTTTCTGGGCAAAAGGGTCAGCCCCGTGGCTTACTAATGAGGTTTCGTGATATGCTTCAATCTTTTCAGCTATCTTCTGAATGAGTTTTCCTTTGTCATCAAACGTCCCAATCTTTTGAAAGAAATCTTCATCCGACAATTTAGGATGAGATTTTTTCCAACCGAATTTTACTGTAACCGAATTAGCATGGATTGAAGGTGGGTCCATCATAATCCCACGAGCAATACGAGGATTAGCTTTCCCGTCTATTTTTAATACTGCATTAATTCCAGCAGGTACCTTTACACCACTTGCAGTATAAGAGTTTTGCCATTCAACTGACTTAACAGAACCAATGGCATTTCCCACTGCCATCTCATGGTCAATGTTAACAGTTGATCCCAGTAACAGATACATAGATGACTTAAGAACATCTGCAGGGAAATATATTGGATTCCACCCTGCATAAACTGTTACATTTGAAAGCATCCTAAAAATCGGTTCAATAAATTCAGCATCCTGAGGTGCTAGATCTTCAGCAGTTACATCTGGATAATAAGTAGTATAATTAGGAGTAGCCCTCTCAAATAGACCAAAGCTTTCAATATCATGTTCATCCTCTTCCATCTTACGATAGATTTGGTCCATTGTAATATTCTCTGGTTTATGACCCATTATTAATGAATGGCCCATCCCAAAGGTTACAGTTTCGATAAAGAGCTTGTCCATATATAATTATTATACTTAGTATTGTTATTTCTTATTATAAAAATCAAGGAATTCATTCAACAGATGCTCAGGAAAAGCAGATAAAAATTCCTGCATATTTTTAGATTCCCCTTTCTTAGGTTGAGGCTTACCCTTATCCCGAGTTTTCTTATCAGACTTATCGTTTTGATCTTGGCGTCTTTCTTGTTCAGCCCCAGTATTATCAAGAGGACCTCGTGGTTCAGTAGCATCAGGCTTATCATACCCTAGTTCATCAGCTACTTGTTGCATACTGATAACCCCAAGCATATATTTATTAGCTACGTTCCTTACCTTGTACTCCATTGCTTGCTGGAACTTAAGCTCATCTGTGATAGTAGAAGGTAAGAACTCTACCTCTAAACTTTTAAAATCAAACCCAGCCATCTTCAATTCTAGAGTATAACCCCAAACCAGGTTAGCAGCAATAATCTTTTGTACATTCTGAAGCTGAGATAACATTTTGGTAAAAATAATATTCATACCTGTCTCAGCACCTGATCCACCGATACCTAAAAACTGTGGAGCTAACTTTAACCCATTAGCAACCTGAATTTCGTTTTGATTATATATTTCAGAAACACCACCTAGGTTTTTGGTTGTGGAGTTAAAATTAAAATCATGGTCTTCATTATACCCTACTACTATTCCCTCATTTATACCATCCATCAAATTGGTTTTGGTAGATGCTAATAAACTGTTTAATCGAGCAGTATAAGCAATCTCAGATTCCCCCGTCCGTAAGTCAGGCTTCTCTACTAAAGCTTCGAAAAATCCTAATAGCCCAAGTTGTTTCATGACATAGCTTATATTCTTATCCATGTCACCTTGAGTTGAGATAGCATTGAGAGCAGTTAAGAATGGAGGTATTCCATAAGGCAATTCTGTATCCCCGTTTAAGGCAAAGTATTTATAAGTTTGTTGGTTTAGCTTGACGTGCTTTTCTCCCAGAGCCATCCCAGTATCATAATTCTGTTTTTGGTATGGTTGAAAACGGAGTTGTTTCTTATTCCACCGAAACACAATAGTTTCAGGGTTCACCATAGCAATATGACGAATACCTTTTAAATCCTTTCTTGGTACCCACTCATTTGAAAGTGATCCTGATATCCAAACTTGGGAGATCATCTTATTAACCAATCCATGCATCCCATCTAACCCATCACCCCAAGTGGCCTGCATATCTTTAATATGTTGCCGCATCTTCTTTTGAGCCTCTGGTTTAATTTCAGGATCAAATTTGATCTTATGCCCAGTATTGGTTAACTGTATCATGTCATTCACAGCTAACCCCATATCGGGATTTATCCAATGCAATTTTCGAATTACAGGAATATACTCTGCAATAAAGGAAGAACTGACAAATGTTAATCCTTTCTTTATATCAGTGTATGTAGAATTTATGGTTGGTCGACTCACACGGCCAGGCGGTATCGCTGTAACACTTGATTTCTGTGGTGATACCGGATCGACGGGTTCTGCCTTAATTCGGCCCCTTCTAATAAAATCGAATAAACCCATATATTTTTTATTGTGGAGGAACTACTGTACTAGTCACCTTTCCTTTACGAATGTAATTTGTTATAGCTGTTGCTAGTATTGAATCATCAGTATAGGTATTCTCATCACCTTCGAGTATATCTTCTTCATCTAAACCTCTAGAATGCTTACCCATAGCAACTGGCCTATTCATTTCGTCATATATAAAAGTATAGGCTTCAGCTACAAAGAATTTATTTGTGATAAGAACTAAGTCCTTCCTGATATCATTTTCGAGATCATCGATAATGATTGGCCTTGTTTTCCTATCTGTATACCATCCAGGTATTCTACTTTTCTTAGGTTTTGCATCCCCTTTCTCTTTTAAGAACTTGGTAGTATAAAATAGGTGGGGATACCCATGCTCCTGAATCTTAGTTGTTACTGCTAAACCTATATCATTACTTTCAGGTGCAATTACAGCTTGATTGTATTCTGTACCCTTTCTCATTAATAGGTCTGCGAATTGAGCTACCCCTATTTTACCTTTATAATAAGCATCTTCATTCCCTGTTCGATCCATGATAGAGAAAGCTGAGTAGTCTCTTGCTCTCCCTGTTGCAACATCGGCCCCTATATAATAACGTTGAAGTTTTCGAGGCGGTTCAACATTAACGAGATTCCCACTCTCTTCATATAGGTAAGGACTTAGTTCAGATAAACCATCCTCGATAGCTTTTATATCAAGGAGGTCGAAGACAGAGTTACCTGATGTGAGAAAGTCGCCATCGATCTCCTGAGCAGTTCTTCTGGGTCCGAGTGCAGAGGACATAACCCTGTACCACTCATCGTCACGTTCTGGGTGCATTCTCCAAAAAAGACGGACTGGGAAAAATTCGTTGCCTTGTGCAACTGCATCCACCCATTGTTTGTGAAAGAAGTTTCCCACTCCATAGGGGGTGGAGTTAAGAATTGCGGCTCCTCCCGTAGAAAGAGTGGGGAACGCAGCAGCCCATATTTGAGTAGCCCATCTAACGATAGCTGCTTCATCGATGACAAGGAGTGATACAGCTTCTGACCTTCCTGCATCCTCTGTAGTTGGGATAGAAGTGATAAGACTTCCGTTACTGAATTCGATTTCAGTTGCTGTTCCATATTCTGAGGTTCTTCCGTTAACGATTTTGATTTGTAGAAACGCCGGAAGGTTTCTATACATATATTTAATACGACGAAGGACCTTCTTTGCAACCCGGTCCTTGATAGAGATTATTTGAATATTCTTGTTATGGTGGTACATGGCCAACCATAAACAATATAGAGAAATTAATTCAGTTAGCCCTGCTTGACGAAACTTGAGAACTATATTGAATCTATTCCTGAGAAAATAATAAAGTGTGGTTTTTTGATAATCGTATAAATCAAATTGAGTTTTTCCTCGAACTGGGTGGATAACATAAACGTATTCGGAAAACAGGAAAGGGTCTTTGATAACTCCAGCTAATATATGGAATTGCTCAGACGTTATACCCTTTGGTATTTCAAGGATGCTTTTTGCCATGTATTTGGTATTCGGCTCCTATTGTTAGATTACTTGAATTGATATCTAATAGTCCAACTCTCATATCTAAATAGAGCCTTATGCTAGCTAATTGTTTTTCAGCTCTCCCAGTTATTTGGGGCATCATGTGCCATAAGTCAACACCGCCCCCCACATAGTAATTCGCAAATGGAGTTCCTGATGTGGGGGGCAATAGGGTAGGCTTTACCTTTTTTCTAGTGAAGCCATTCAATACGTCCCAACGATACGAAAAATAATTGAGATCGATGGGGAATAACCAATCTCCTGGATACCCTGTTATCTCGAGTAAATCCATCCTGAACGTATCCTTCTTGATGTCTAAGGATAGAAGTTTAGGATTTGTAGGAAATTGTTTGAGATAGCTTTCATGAATCCTAATAGAATCCTCTAACCCCGCTATTATTATATCTTGATTCTGAAGAAGGATTTTATAGTTCTCTATAGCCGAAGAATCAATGACATAGTTAGTGATACGGATAGGAGGAGTAAATACAGGGTAGGGTTCAGGTACTTTATATGAATGACGGAGATAGATAGTATCAGTAGTATATACATATTCTATTGTAGGTACAGGTTTCTTGATAAACACATACCACACTACTAACCCCAGAATTAAGGTTACAATAATGAGTTCAAGGAGTTCTTTTACCTTTTTCATTATTAGGTATACCAGCCTTAGAGGGGTTTAGGGTAGTAAAATATATTGTATATTATTATTTATTATAATATACTATATTTTACCCTTATCCCGTGGCGTTACAAAATATAAATACTAGGGATTAAGCTTCTTAGGCTTCTTAGGGGTTTTAGGTTTAGGAATAGCTTTAGGAACTACAAGCTCTGATTGGACCTCTTTCAAAGCCTTGACAAGTTCCGGTAGTGGTACAACATCGAATTTTGTTTCTCTAACAGTGGAATGGGCCCATATGCCAGGTTTATGTTTTTTAACAACATCTGGATCAAATATATGAAAGGTATCAATGTCATTGTCAATTTCAAGGTCTGTGAAATCCATATACAACCGACCGACAAGCCACTTCAAGGATTCGAGTTGCTCTTCAGTATACTTATGCCAGTACATAAACCCTTGATGTTCTTTTCCTTTCGGGAATTTATACACCTCGTCATTAGG